GTCGATGAACTCTTGGGCGGTTGCGCCATCGGTGAACAGGGCGATGTAGGCGTCGGCCACCTTCTTCTGCGCGTCGCCGAGGTTGCCCGCTGCGTCGATGACAGCGAAGAAGGGATCGGTGTTTGCTCGCAGGGCGTCGCTGTATGCCTGGAAGGCGTTCTTGGCCTCGTCGGTCTTGATGGCCAAGCCCTCAACCACGAACAGCAACTCAGCGGCCGGCACCTCGGTATTGCCCAGCTGCGTCTCGAGCCCTTCCAGTTCATCAGCAGCAATGGCACTGGCTTGCGCCTGCAGGCCAAGTGCGTCGCGATTCTTGTCGATGAACTCCTGATTAGTTCGATACTGATTACTACTGCGATCGAGGCCATCGGTGACTGATTGCAGATTGTTGAGGACCTCACCAGCGATTGCTGGATCGACACCACGAACCTGGTCGAAGGCTCGCTGAACTTCTTCGATTGAACCTTTCGTGCCGTCAGCAGTCAGGATGATCCGAGCGCCAAGGCCATCCCAGAGGTTCGAGAACTCCAGCGAAGATTCTTCGGCCTCAACTAGACCTGCGAAAGTTTCCTCAATGCCACCGCCAGCGCCAGCACTGGCAATCTTCACCCGATTGAGGGCAGTCTCCAAGTTTCCAGAGGCATTGGTAGCTGCATTGATGCCTTCGAAGATGGCGGTAGCGGCTGCAGCACCGGCCAACACTGTGCCGAAAACTTTCGCAGCACCACCCAACTTCGTGAGTGATCGACGCTGAGTCTCGACGCCATCGACGACTGTCGTGGTCGTCGTCGTGAACGCATCCCGGAACTTGAGTGCCTGACCGGCGACGAGTGACAAGCCGCCGACCGCCACAGCCCCGAACGCACCGATGCCGGCCAGCGCAGCCAGCGGACCCTTCAAGCCTTCCGGCAGCTCGCTGAACTTGGTGATGATGTCGTTGATGCCGCCGACGACCGTGGCGAACACAGGCGTGAGCCGCTCGCCCAACTCGGTCTTCAGGTTCTCGAAGTTGGCCTGGGCGTTCCGGGTCTGGTTGGCGAGGCTGTCCTGCGTGCGGATCACGTCGCCCTGCGCCAGCTCGAAGTCCTTGAACAGCTTCGAGTTGATCGCCACGATCTTCTGCTGGGCGGTCAGGCTGCCGGTGACCTCCTGACCAGTGATCGCCAAGTACTCGGCCTTGAGGGCCACGTCGGAGATGTCACCGCCGAGGCGTCGGATTGGCTCGCCCTCGCCGGCTAGGCCGGACTGGAGGGCTGCCAGCGCGTCGGCAACCGAGATGTCCCGGAAGCTAGAGATGTCACCAGCCAGCTGCACGAGGTCAGTCGAGAACTCGACCGCAGCAGTCCCAGTCAGACCCGCCTGCCGAGCGAACGTGGCGAACCCATTGGCGGCCTTCGTCGCCTCGGTCTTTGAGATGTTCGCAGTGTCGGCCGCAGCCTGAGCGAACTTCTCGAGCTGGGCTGCGCCTTGCTCACCGAAGACGACCGAGGCCGCAGCGACCTGCTCGCCATAGGCGCTCGCAGAATCGGCCAGCTGCTTGAGACCAGTGATGGCCACCGCACCGCCGGCCAGCAGACCAGTCCCGAAGCTGGTCAAGCTGGCGCTGATCTTGTTCAGCTTGTCTTCGGTGCGGCCCAGCTCCCGATCGGCTGAGGCCCCAACCTTCTGGAACTCACGAATGGCACCCTGAGCGTTGCCGTCGACCAGGATCTGCAGTCGCTCTAGCAGTGCCATCTCATGTCCCGCTGTCGTTCAGTAGCCGTAGGTCTCGCAGTGTCTGGCGACGTGTCACGTCCGGCGGCCAGTTGAACCGCTTGGCCATGACGACTACCCAGTCGTCTCCGGGTCGTCCTCCGATTTTGGGACGCCGCCCTCGTACACCTCAGGAAGGTCGTCCTCGACCATCTCGAAGATCGGTGGGTCGTCCACCAGTCGCTGCGGTGTCAGTTCCTCCGGGACCGCACCTGTGTGCTCGCAGGCGATGCGGTACACCGTGAGAGCCCCTTGGGCCGACGCTGCCGGTGCCACGATGACCTCGACCCAACGCTGTCCGGTCTCGGCCTCGATCGTGGCGAACTTGTCCAGTGGCAGGTCCATGAGCCGGACCTGCCCCTTGGGAGTGTTGACAGCGAACGACCCCACCTATCAAGCCTGGACGTAGTTGACCGACGTGGCCGCCGCCCAGCTACCGGACGACTCGGCCGCACCGCCGACCGTCAGGGTCGTGGTGAGGTCGAACGTCGCCGTTCCGAACCAGTAGGTGCCCACGTGGGCCGAGCCCGACTGCGGGTAGAGGTAGAACTTCCGGGCCACACCGTCGGCCACGTACCGGGTCAGGGTGCCGTCCGCATCCCAGAAGCCGGAGAAGTCGCCCTGGGCGTCCTTCAGACCGGCGATGTACGCCTTGGTGGTGTCACCGAAGGACGTGACCTCGGTCCGGTCAGCAGTCTGGTTGACGCTGAACGACGACAGGTTCGAGATGGGCGCAGCCGAGCCGTTGGCGGCGGCGCTGGTGTCGACGTACAGCCGGCCATTCCGGCCGGTGATGGGTGCAGCCACGTGGTGCTCCTGGTCTAGAACCCGATCGCCTGCAACAGGCTCCGGGCGTTGTTCGGGAAGGTGCGAGACTCGACTGCGGCCCAGGCTCGCTCCACTGCCATCATACGCCTGTCTGGATTGGCGATGGCCCACCGCAGCTGGTCGCCCAGCTCCTGCGGTGTCGTGAAGGTCGGCAGGATGTCACCGAAGACCTCGTCCGACTCCGGCCGGGACTGACGTGCGAACCACAGCCCGCAGCGGGCCATCTCCACCTCACGTGGCCCCATCGCCCAGCCATCGGCACTGTCGGCCAGCTGGCCATTGGTCTCGGCCCGGTACAGGTTGAAGCTGGCGAGGCTGCCCCGGTAGACCTCGGCGGTCACGTCGTTGTCCACACAGTCCTCGGGATCATGGCCGACGAACTGCAGCAGCGACTCGGGCGCATCCTTGAAGTTGCCGCCGAAGCTCACGTCCAGCCCCGACCAGTCGACCTGCTCGAGGAACGCCGCCCGGCTCGGGTAGCAGGTGCCGATCCACGACACGTCCGCATGACGTGGTGCCGGTGCCCGGTAGTGCAGCTCCGGGTCGTAGGCGTGCGGTGCATACAGCGCCGGGCCATCACAGACCTCAGAGAAGGCGTCGAGGTTCGTCGGGTCGTTGAGCACCACAGCGTCGTACCAGGCGGCCTTCTGCAGCTGCGCCTCGTCCTCGTAGGGCGACTCAGTGCACAGCAGGACCACGTGCCGGTGCCGGGCGCGCATGATCTCGACGAGCTGCGGGTACATGAAGAAGCCGGACACGACCAGCACGAGGTCCGGCCACCAGTCGTAACAGGCAGCCTTGATCTGGCCGGCGGCCAGCTGGATCGCTTCGGTCTCCTCGTGCGCCTTGACGATCTCGCCGTTGCGGTCGGTGTAGGCGTAGCTGAAGTAGTCCAGCAGCTTGTCCAGCTCGAAGGTCCGCACGTCGACACCCAGCGACGCCAGACCCTTGGCCCAGCCCCTCGCAACGTCAGCCACGCTGAAGTTCGGGCCGGGATTGACGACCAGCGCCCTCACAGGAACGTCTCGGCCAACGATCTTGCGTGCACCGCTCTGAACGTCCGCATGGCTCCCGGCGTCGCTTGGTCGATGCCACGTGACCACGTGCGCTTCCCAGCGGTGCCAGGGTGCATCACACCGAACCGTGCATTGCCATCCGGGAACCCGAGGGCGATCGGTCGTGCCAGCTTGTCCCGGCCAGCGACCCGCTTCGACCTGCGGGCACCGCTCTTGATGTCGGTCTTCCCACGCACGATCTTCGGTCGGATCGAGTGTGGACGTGCACCCGACTCGAGCACTCGCCAAGGGCCCATCGGCCGGGCCTTGAGTAGCGCCACTGCGTTGCTGTAGCCACGCACGTCGTAGCCAGCCGAAACCTTCAGAGACTTGTAGGTCTTGGAACGCCAGTTCCAGCGCCAACGCCCGATGCGCTGGTCCTGCCCCACATCCTGCTTGGCAGTCCTGATGACGCCTTCCTTGTAGATCTTGGCAGCCTCGGTGACCGCCTTGCGGTTGGCGTTGCCCAGGCCATAGCCATACCGCTCGATCTTGGCGACCAGCTGGCCGGTGTTGACCGAGGTGCCCACTACAGCATCACCGACAGGGTCGCCGACGCTGCGTAGTAGCCGATCTCAGCCACGACCAGCTCCCGGTAGTCACCGGCCTGCTGGACGCTGCAGAAGCCGACGAGGCCATCGAGCGTCGGGTCCTCACCGAAGATCTGCCAGATCGACTGTGTCCCCGAGGGTGACAGCAGCTCGTCGAGGATCTCGACCTGGTCGACATGGCGGCGGGACACCATGAACTGGATCTCTGCAGCGACCCGCAGCGACGTGTCGCCGAACGTCCCGGCGTCGACGTTGAAGCCACCGATGGCGATGGCCGGCGGGTCGATGTTGTCCGGTGGCAGCTGGTAGACGTTCCAGCCCGGCAGGGCGTCCTGCAGCAGTCGTGCGATGCCGGTCCGCAGGTCGGTGAGGCTGGCGGCCATCAGGCCAGTCCGACGTTCAGCGGGTGCCGGAAGGGCTGCAGCAGCTGCTGCGCTCGAGCTGGCAGCTGGCGGCCAAGGCGCACGACTCCGAACTCGCCGAAGCCCGCCACGCCCATCGGGGCGTCGGCCAGCTTGTACAGCTCGGCGGCGAGGATGCGAGTCGCCTGCTTGACCTCGGGCGGCACCGCAGGCCAGCCCCACGTCCCGGTCAGGCGCACCAGGCTCACCCTGCCGAGCGCCGTCGGGGCGTAGGGCAGCACGACTGTCGACAGCACCCGCACCTGCGTGAAGGGCCACGTGGCCGGTGCCTGATTCTGCGGCGGTGCCAGCAGCTGGTAGCCGGTGGCGCTGATCGTCGACTCGTAGGTGCCGTCGTCGTTGTTGTCGTAGGCGAACGTCGTCAGGCTCACGAGGTCGTTGAAGGGCCCGAACGTGATCGTGTAGCCGTCCGGGTCCACGTCGAACTCACGCGCCTCGGCGGTCGCTTGGTAGAAGTGTCGCCCGCAGTAGCGGTCCACCATCCGGGACGCTGCGGTCAGCACGTCGTCCAGGTCGGCGGTGTCGACCGCACCGGAGACACCGACGTAGGACCGCAGCTCCTCGAGCGTCAGGTATGCGTTCGTGGCCATCGGTGCTGCTCCGGTCTGACGATGTAGGCGATCTGCTGGGCCATCACGACGATCCGCTTCTGGTCGACGAACCGCCGCACGTACTCGTAGTCCTCGATGCTGGCGCAGCGTGGCGGCCCCGGCAGCATCGGTTCCTGTAGGGCCAGTCTACGCCTGACCGTGAATGAGATCCCCACGTTGCCATGCACGATCGGGTCGCTGCCCGGTCTCGGGATCGGCCCTAGCTCGGGATGCCACATCGGGTGCAGGATCATGTCGGCCGCCGGGTGCGGCTCCCAGTTGGCCCGGTACACGTCCGGGATCAGCACGTCGTCGTCGTCAAGGAACCCGACCCAGTCGCCGGTCGCAGCCTCCACACCGGCGTTGCGGGCCAGACCCGGTGCGCCCACGTCCACATGGACTGTCGCCCCGACGTGCGGCGCACCATCGGCCACCACCACTACTTCGTCCGCACAGGCCGCAGCGGATGCAATCGCCCGCTCCAAGGTCTCCCGCCCGGTCGTCGGGATGACGATCGACAGCCTCATCCCAGCACCGGGTTGCGCCACCAGAAGACCGCCGGCAGCAGCGCCAGAGGCAGCCACCGCTCAGGGATCACGCCACACGCCACCAGCGCCACCACAGGCGCAGCAGGCGGCTGGTAGACCCGCACAGTGTCGGTGGCAACCAGCAGGGCGGCATAGCCCACCACGAGTGCTGCGAGCAGTTGCCAGCTGGGCTCGAGCAGGGCGGCCAGGCCCACCGACCACGGTGCCACCATGAGCCAGAAGTTGCGCCAGCCACCGGCCTGCTTGCGATGCTCGAACGCTGAGCGCACCGGATGGTCGTGCACCCGGCGCAGCAGCGGCGTCGCTGTGATGGCGTCCATGGCCGGTCGGCGCACCAAGTACGCCACGCCCACCAGCGGCAGGACCAGCAGCGGCAGCCACGACCAGGCCCACAGGGCGATCCACAGCGGAGCCTGTTCCTTGATCGTGACCGCCCATACAGCGAACACGATCCCGAGCACCGGCTGATCCCACACGAAACAGGCGGCCGATGCTGCCGACATCGCCATCGCCGGCAGGTCGACGCCCACCGGCCACGTCGAGGGCGGCTGCAGGACACCCGGCAGGGCCAGCACGAGGGCCGCCGTGGCCAGCGCCACCGGCCACGATGCACCCAACCCACGTGCCCACAGCACCAGCGAACCAGCGAGCACCGGCCACGACAGACCCCACACCACCCACCATGCCGCAACGTCGGTGCCGCACACTGCAGGCAGCAGCCACCGCAGATTGAATGGGAACGCCACCGGCTTGCCCTCAGCTGCCAGCAGATACCGACCGGCGTCAGGACCGGGCCGGAACTGGATCAGCGCCACAGGACGCCCAGGCCATGCGTCGTCGGAATGAACAGCCAGTCCGGCCCGCAGACCGACCGCACCACATCGGATGCCACGTCATGCATGACGACCAAGCGCGTCGCCAGCCGCATGGCGTCACGCACATCGGCCCGAGTTCCCTCGAGCGAATGGTCGCCGTCGATGAACACCATCTCGGCCTCGGTCGGCAGCTCGGCCCGCTGCGAGTGGCACACCACGTTGTCGGGCAGGTCCGGCCAGATCGTCTCCTGCACCCACTCGTCCACGTCGACTGTGCAGACGAGCTCGGCAGTCTGAGCCAGCGCCTTGGTCGACACGCCCAAGCCGGTACCGAACTCGATGACTGTGCGGCCCTTGGCCAGGACTGACAGGATCGCAGCCTCCTGATCGGTGATCGACAGCCTCGGCTCACCGGTCGTTGGCTCGCCCGGATCGTCCGGGTGGCGGTAGCTGCCGGTACTGTGCGGCTCGAGCATCATCCGGCGGTGTCCCGGCGTGCGTTGCCATCGCCCATGAAGTAGTCGGCCGGGACCGGATTCGTCCGCACGTCCTCCGGCCACCAGACCTTCGGGCCCTTGTGGTGGCCCACGTGCATCGTCGTGTCCACGTATGACTTCCAGCCGGCCGCACCGGCCCGCAGACCGAAGCTCACGTCCTCGCCCAGCTCCCATTCGCCGGCGTCGGTCGTGTAGTGGTCATAGCCAAACCACGAATGAATCGACCCACCGCCCTTGATCCGCATGTCTTCGAGCACGTCGCGATGAATCAGCAGACAGCCAGTACCGGTCGCTGCCAGCTCGGCAATCACATTGTCCTCGTAGTCGAGCATCACACGAGTGACTGCATCATCGTCGTGAATGAACAATGTCGGGACTGCGCCCTCGGCAGTGACGATCACGCACAATGCCCCGATGATTGACAGGCCATGCTCACACGCCTGAGCGATCAGTCGATGCAGCGTGTCGGGCGGGAACACCATGTCGGTGTCGCACATCCACAGCCAGTCGCAGTGGGGATAGTTGTCGAGGAACTCAATCACCAGTCGGTTGCGGGCCTTGGCCAGGTTGCCATGAGCCTCGATCGCCACGTAGTTCCACAGCAGCCGCAGGTCGAGCGGCGTCGGTGATTCTGGCGAACCGATCTCATCCCACACCTGTAGCGCACGCTCCCGGTCGTAGATGTCCAGCTCCACGTAGCTCCGCAGGAAGCGGGTGGAGATGTCGTGACCGGTGCTCGGGAATGCCAGCAGGACACGCCCAGGCTGACGCTTGGTGCCTTCTGTCATGGCCGAACCCTAGCCCGAGAATGACGAAGGCCGGACCACCCGAAGGTGATCCGGCCGCACGTCAGACGTGGCAGCGTCAGAAGGCTCAGCTGAGCACGTTCTTGAAGCCAGTGCCCTGGAGCACGCAGGATGCCACCGGGTACCTGCCAGCCGTGAACGCTGACACGCCATAGGCCACCATCTGCACGCTGAGCTGGTCGCCCTTGACCTCCTCGAAGGTCAGGCTGATCGGCGCACCGGCCTGTTCCATCAGGTACAGATCGCTCCGCCTGGTGACGATGATCCGGTCCTCGTCGGTGGACGCTCCAAGGTTGGTCGGGATGCCGGCGTCGGTGACGACCGGGATGCCGACGAGGCTGCCGACGACGCCGTAGCCGCCCGCTGCACCGTTGCCCTGGGCGTTGAAGCCGGGACCGTCGACCTGGATGAAGGGTCGGTTGGACCCATCGACTGCGGCGCAGAGGAAGGCCCAGCGCCGAGGGTGCATCACGATCAGGTCGGCAGCGGCGAACCGGCTGGCGTTGACCTTGCCGATGGCGTTGTGGATCGACGTCATCAGCGACGCACCGGTCGTCCCGGTCCACGCTGCGGTCTGCACCGACGTGGTGCTCAGGACGCCCCAGTGGCCACCGGCGGTGCCGTCGCCCGAGATGGCCGAGATGTTGACACGCGTCGAGTACTCGGCCGCCAAGTCGGCGAGGATGATCTCGGCGATGCCAGCACCACGCTCGACCGCCTGGCGGGACACGACCTGCTGGCCGGCGAAGGTTCGCACCGGCACCGTGAGGTCGGACTCGAGGATGGTCGTGTTGGAGACGCCGGTGTTCTGCGTCTCCTGCGCCGCCACCGAGGTCGAGCCGTTGCCCCGAGGGATCACGATGTTCATGCCCTGGTCCGGCAGCGCCAGCGAGGTGACGTTGCTGAGGAACGGCCGACCCGACTCGAGGTTGGCCGCGTACAGGTCGTTCAGGTGCTGAGGCGGGACCAGCCCACCGAAGTTCCCACTCGTGCTCCGCAGCTCAGCGGTCATCTCCCGCTGGTTCCGCTGGATGCGCTCGGCGGCGGCCGAGTCCCGGTTGAACGTCGCTGCGTAGGCGTCGGCGATCCAGTGGTGCTCACCACCGGCCCGGTAGGTGGGCTCCTCCCGGCCGACCTTGACGACCGGCACGCCGATCGCCCGGCGGGCCTCGTCGGCCTTGGCCTTGCGCTCGTCGAGCTCGACCAGCTCGGCCTCGCGGGCCGTCAGCTCGTCGATGCGCTCGTCGATGGAGCGCAGCTCGGCGCGAGCGGCGTCGAACTTGGTGGCCTCGTCGGAGGACAGCTCGGAGCGGCCCTCGGTCTCGGCTGCGGACAGGATGGCCTCGACGGCCTCGGCGGCGGCGTCCCGGTCGTCCAGGGCCTTCGCGATCAGGGAGCGGATCTGCTCCAGCATGGTGAACCTCACAGGGTCGTAGGGATGTGAACCGACCGGGTGACTCTGCGGTGCCGACCAGGTGGGACGAACCCGGCGTGGTCGGCGGCCGATCGTCGGCGCAGTCCTCTTGGGTACAGACTAGCGCCGCTTCTTGGACGCATCGACAGTCTGCTGCCGACGAGCCTGCGCGACGCTGCGTCCGGGCGGCTGGGCGTCGGCCTGTTCAGGCTGCTCGTCGTCGGCACGCAGCTTCACGACAGTCGCCGGGTTGGCCGGGTAGGTCACCACCGACACGTCGAACAGCTTGACCTCGGAGATCGTCCGCTCCATGTAGTCCGGCGACCACGAATCACGCACGACCCGGAAGGCGAAGCTCATCTGATCGAGGTCGCCACGCTCCATCGCAGAGCGCACCTGCTGGGCGGCCGGGTTGCTCGGATCGAGTGTCGCCCGGACCTTCAGGCCGATGTCGTCGGACTCCAGCTCCAGCGTGCCGGACTTGGTGCGGGCCAGCGGCACGCCATCGTGATCGACCAACAGGCGCACGTCGGCTTCCTTGGCAGACTTGGCCGCAGCACCCTTGGCGATCACCTCAGTGAAGCCGCCGGCGTCCGGGCCACCGTTGATGTCGTAGCGGTAGTCGTAGACCGTGGCGTACCCCTCGAGCACCGGCAGGCCGTCCTCGGACTGGCGCAGCTCCAGGCGCTCCACGCGCCGGACCTCACGCTCCGGTGTCTCCATGCCCTCGTCGGTGCGGCGGTAGTCGTCCATGTCGATGCCCTCGTCATCCATCGTAGGTGTCTCCACCTCGGGCGTCGTCGGCTCCACGCCAAGCAGCTGCTCCGGGATGATCCATAGCTTGCAGATGCCCGCCGGGTCGATGTCGCCCGACACGACCTCGCAAGCACGTGGCCCCTCGTAGAACACGCAGCTGGCGCAGACCATGCCCTCGTCGGCGAATGGCGACTCGGCCACGTAGTGCGCGCCCTCGGCACCGATGCCCTGGTCATACTGGCCGAAGACCTCAACGACCTGCTCGAGCACCTCGTACTGCGCCTGCTGGCGAGGTGACAGCGGGTACTCGGACTCCTCGCCGTTGCGCTCGTCGGTGTCGTCGGCCACGATCCCCGATGCCCAAGTGCGCCCAGCGTCGCCACCCCAGGCGTCCCATGCCACCCGGCCCGGAGTCGGGAAGCCGTCCTCGCCCGAGTTGAAGCCCTCGGCCTCCCGGTCGCTGGCATGGCGACCGAAGTAGTTGGCCATCCGGCCGACCGTCTCCCGGCTCACCGCCTCGCCAGCCGCCAGCTGCGACGCACGCGCCCGGCCCACGTCGGTGAAACCATCGCCGGCCAGACCCTCGGCGATCCACTCCAACGCCCGAGCGGCGGCGTCCTGCACGCCCTGCGGCGGCGTGTAGGTGTCGTCCTCGGCCCGCTGATCGTCGTCGCCCTCGGCCATGTAGAGCGCAGACATCTGGTCATCGGCATCGGCGTAGGTGGCGTGGCAGCCCTCGAGCTCGTTGTCGTCCAGCTTGTGCACCCCGAAAGGCCGGGACGCTGGGCAGGCCGGGTCCTCTTGCACGATCTCCCAAGGCATCAGACCGCCTCCTCGTCACTCGGGACCGCCTGGTCGGCCATCGGCGGCGTCGTCTCCGGCAGCGGCGGCCGGTCCTCGATCTGGCGCACCTCGTCGACCGTGAGGAAGCCGTTGGTGACCGCAATGGCGTGCGCCTCGTAGCGGGTTTTCAGATCCGACCGAAGTACGCCATCCACGTTGAACTTGACCCGATTCGGCCTCGGAACCAGCCCGGAAAGGCCATCTTCGAGCGCAATCAGGTACGGCATGAGCCCGAATGTCAGAAAGTCGGCCGCACGTTGCTCCCGGTTGGCGTAGGTCACGCTGGAACCCGAGGTGGCACCACCGATCATCTCCGGGAAGACCCCGTAGATGCGTGCGATCTGCTCGACTGTGAATCGCTGGCTATCGAGGAACTGGGCCTCGTCCGGCGACACGCTGATCCGCTCGTAGCGCAGCCCGGCCCCCATGACCGCCGGTTCCCGGTTGCCAGCGGTCGTCCCGACGAACGCAGACTTGATGCCCTGCGCCTGCTCCTGGGTCAGCTCGCTGTCGCTGTAGAGGATCGCATTGGGCGTCCCGCCACCGACGAAGAAGTCAGTCCCGAACCGCTCGGCACTCAAGCCGCCGGCGATCGTCTGCTTGGCGTTCTGGATCGGCGACATGCCGAAGGGTGCGCCCGGCATCGTGAAGATCGGAACGTGCCACAGCGGACCCTCCGGCCAGCGGGCCATCTCTTGGCGGTCGACCATGACAACCCAGCCACGCTGCTCGTCCGCACGCCACTGCACCACAGAAGGGTCCAGCAGCTCGACCGTCGTCGGCCAGCCGTTCGCCCCGACCTCGGTCACCAGGCCGTACGCGTTGCCAGCGGTCAGCATCGACGACCACACCTGGTACAGCCACGTGGACAGCGTCGTGCCCGGCTGTGGCTGGTCGAACAGCGTCGAGCGGGACACGTCGACCGTGATGCCATCACGTGTCCGCTGCTGGTCCAGCGGCAGCGTCGAGCCCAGCCCGGCCAGCAGACGCACGCACGCCCACACCGCCGACAGCCGCATCGCAGACTCGGTCGTCACCGAAGGCGGCATTGACCCCGACCGCCGTCGGTCATTCATGAGTGCGATCACATCGCTCGCAGAGAAGCCCCGCTCCTCGACACCGCTACGCCGGAACAGGCCCATCAATCACGCTCCAAGAACCAGCCCACAGCGAACGTCACCACACCACCGACTGCAATACCCAGCGGCGGCCAGACCATGAACGCTGCGATCGTCACGAGCACCAGACCGATCAGCTCGAGTGCAGTGGCGAACCAGATCATCGGTCCTCGTCAGTAGGCGAACACAGGCGCAGCAGCCTGCGCCTCACGCTCCAGCGTAGTAGCACCCCATAGGGCCAATGTCGCTGCGACCAGCGGCGAGATGTCGACCGCCGATGACGAGCGCGACCAGGCCCACGCATCGCCCAGCTTGCGGGTCGCCGCACCGGCCACCGCAGCGGTCATGTCGACCTGGTCGGTGTGCTTCACACGCCGGTTCACCACAGCGTCGTAGAACCGCCCGCAGGCCGCAGCCATCTGGCGTGGCCCGGTCGTCTCGACCCGCAGGCCAGCCGCCTCGAGGTCCGGGACGAACGTCGACGCCGGGCCCGCAGCGTCCATCACGAACGCCACCGGGTTGTACCGGTCGGCCAGCTCGATGCAGCGGGACACGACCCACTCGGTCCCCGGCCGGCGGTCAGCGAGCTCGAACACGTCGCCGTCGGACACGACGATCGACGCCATGCCCCGATCAGGTGCCACGTCCACAGCGAAGGTCACGTCGTCGGTGCTCGGCGACACGTCATGGGCGCACGCCTCCCAGCTGCGGTTCGGGATCTTGCTGGCGAACGCCGCCTGGGTCCACCGGTTCAGGTAGGCACGCTCGAACTCGGCGGGCTCCATGCTCGACTGCTCGGC